AAGTCAAACGATCTAACTGTTTTCTCAACTCACTCTGTCTGCACCACCATCGACGGCCAACGCTTTCTCTGCGATACTAACTACCACGTCAAAGAACATCTGGAGCCGGAGGAGATCGCAGAGAGGAGGAAGGGGGAGGAGCATGTCTGCATCACGGGTGGGGAACCCTTCTTGCATGATTTGATGCCGTTGAGACGAGTGTTACAGCTTCAGCACCTTCACGTAGAGACGAGTGGAACTCTGGAGATCCCCGAGGAGTTCGAAGGGTGGATCACCTGCTGTCCGAAGCAGACTCCCTCTGGAGTGAAGCTTCATCCCTCGGTGATTGAGAGAGTGGCGGAGTGGAAGGTGTTGGTGGGACCTGGTTTCGATGAGAAGACACTGCGCCACCTGGAATCACTCACCCACGGAGCCAAACTCTACGTCCAACCCATCAACGGAGTGAATGAGGTGTGGCAGGAGAATGTGGAGAGGTGTTTGGAGCTTCTAACAAGATGGCCAAATTGGAGGCTCTCCCCACAGCTTCACAAGATGGTGGGGGTGAGATGAGCATCTTTGCGCCACTCACCATCTTCTACGCGGGAGTGGTGATTTACTTCCTATGGCTGGGAATTAAGACGAGGAGGCATTGAGATGAGCCCAAACGAGGTCACGTTACCACATCCATTTGTGGCGACGGTCAAAGACAAAGCGGTGTGTCGACATTGCGGGATGAGTGAGCACGCTACTATTCATCCCAGGACGAATGGAGAGGAGAGGAAGCAGCAGCCGTTTGAGTATGACGTGGTGGAGGCGCCGGCTCACTACTGCAAGCACAAGGTTACCACTGCTCAGCTCGTGGTCGACTGGGAACTAAACTTCTTCCTGGGGAATGTGCTGAAGTATGTGGAGAGGCATCAAGCCAAGGATGGAGTGCAGGATCTGAAGAAGGCGGCAAAGTATCTCTCGATGGCTGTGGAGTTGGCGGAGAAGGGGAGGCTCGATGAGTCGATCAGACACGGGTAATGGTTTCAACCGTCAACTATGCGAGGAGGGAGCCACCCTCCTCCTGCGCGGCTTGGGAGTTGATCTCACGGATCATAACTTCGCCACTACACCGAAGAGAGTGGCGGATGTCTACCAGGAACTCTTCTCTCCCAAGGAGAGTGGGTGGCCAGTGTTCGACGAGGAGTACACCGACATTGTGATTGTGAAGGGACATCGCTTCTGGACGATGTGCCCGCACCATCTCTTGCCGGTGGAGATCAGAGCTAGTGTAGCCTACTTCCCCAATGGGAAGGTGATTGGAGCGTCCAAACTCTGTCGTCTCATCCACGAGGTGAATAGGAAGCCACTCACTCAGGAGAAGTTGACTGATCTCATCTGTCAGGCCATTAAAGAGTACACTGGAGGAACCAGTAAAGGAGAGGCTGTGCTCTTGGAAGGAGAGCATGACTGTTTTAAGATCAGGGGTATTAAGAGCGAAGCGAGGATGATCACCTATAAGTTCAAGGGGTGTTTTGAGGAGGCGGAGAACCAGAAGAGGTTCCTTCAACTGGTGAGGTTATGAACGCTATCACAGAAAGACAACTCGACTACATCGAAATACTGGCCAACAAATGGGGTAGGCCAATTGCCGTCGTTTTAGGTGAGGCTTACATTCGAGGTGTTCTGGAGTACAGTTATGACCACTTGAATGAGCTTGATCGCTCGGAGGCCAGTAAGATCATCGAGTGGCTTAAGGAGGAGACTGAGTGAGCTGGAAGAAGTTTCCTGAGTGCACTGGATGCCCACTCTTCAATGAGGCGGGGCCAGTGTGGGGGTCGGGAGATCCACAAACAGCCAAGATCCTTTATATTGCGCAGAACCCCGGCCAGCATGAGGTGGAGGCTGTACCGATGCAGCCACTGGTGGGGCCGAGTGGGAATGTGTTCAATTGGCAGTTGGCGCAAGTTGGCTTGCCAAGGAGAGACCTCTACATCACCAACGTGGTGAAGTGTAGGACACCGAATAACAGGGCGCCAACTCCCGCTGAAGAGAAACATTGTCGCCAGTTCCTGGATAGGGAGTTGGCGCGATGTAAGGCAGACACAGTGGTCCTAGCTGGCGCTGAGTCCTTCCAAGCCCTAATCGGCCATCATTCGAGCCTCACCTCCCTCTACAAGCCATCAAACTCAATCTTCGAGAGGATGGGGTGTGTGGAGCAGAGGGAAGGGAGGAAGTGGATCGGAACCATTCATCCCGCCTTTGTGATGAGGATGCCTGAGTGGACCCAGGTGGCCACTGACCATTTGAGGAAGGCGATGATGGTGGCGGGTGAAAACATCCCGCCACCCGCCATCATCCAACGTCCAACGGACGACCAAATCTTCGAACTGGTCGATCATGTGATGTTGAGTTCGAGAGAGTTTGCTCACGATGTGGAGACTGTAGGACTAGAGAAGGTGGATGAGGATGACTATGCTGGAGGGGATTTTCAACTCACTATGTGTGGGGTTGGCGGGAGGGCTTATGAGGCTCTCGTACTGGCTCCTGACCAGGTGCATCTCCTGGCCCCCATCTTCGCTGATCCAACAATCTGGAGGTACGAACATAATGGAGAGTACGATACTTACCACGAAGAGAAGATTCTTGGTAAGGAGGGAATACGAGCTCGCCCATTCGACACCATGCTCGGAACCCACTATCTCCGTTCTTATGCCCCGAAGAAACTCAAACCTTTTGTTCTCAGCCAGTATACATGTTTGCCCTACTATGGACGTGATCTCGCCAAAGTGAATGAGAGGCTCTACAATGGGATGGATGTCATTACCACTTTCCTGGCGGCGAAGGCTCAGAGAAGGGAGCTCAAACAGTGGCAGCTCGAAGAGATCTTTTTTGAGTTTGGGATGCCGCTGTTGCCAATCTTGGAAGAGATGAGGAGAAAAGGGGTCAACGTTGATGTTCGTAAAGCTCTGCTCTTCAAACGAATCACAGAGCAGAAAATCGCCAAGAGCGAGGAGCTGATAGCCAAAGTGGCGGGGGTGGGGTTCAATCCCTACTCCCCACTTCAAGTGAAGGAGGTTCTCTATGAGAGGTATAAACTCCCGAAGCAGACGCAGCAAGTCGGAAGGGAAACCAAAGTTACTTCAAACTTTGAGGCTCGAAAGAGACTCAGATGGTGGATTGAGTCTGGTGGAGATCAGAGGCAGAAAGAGTACAAAGGTGCGTATATCCTGCTTCAGCTTCTGGACTACATCGGCGGTGAGAAAAAGAAGCTTGAGTACATCGATAGAATATCACCCGATGGGAGGATCCACGCCTACTACAAGGCGCATGGAGCCTCCTCCTTCCGACTTAGTTCAAGTCCAAATCTTCAGAATTTCCCGGTCTATGATATAAGTGCGTGGGGTGGAGCGAGGAGGGATGATAATGACACGGCGGAGAACCCTCTCGATATGGCGGAGGAGAAGGATGAGGCGAGGGCTCCATCTGGTGGTGGCGATGGTCGTCTGCTTGGCTCTCTTCGGAGTATTGTTGTGGCTGATTGTGACGACGATCTCATACTCACCTGTGATTTTGCTCAGCTCCAGCTCTTCATCATAGCGGCGCAGTTTAAGGTGAAGTGGCTGTTGGATATCTTCGAGAGTGGAGACTATCTCTACGGAGTGATCTATGAGAAGCTCTATCATGAGCCCTTTTTTGAGGCAGGCAAGCCTAGAACGAAGAAGTACAAGCTGCCCATTTCGGAACAGAGAATGCGAAGAGCTAAAGCGGTGCCGCTCGGATTTCTTTTCCTCAGGTCGGCAGAGGCAGTGGGGAAGGAATACGGGTGGAACTGGAATGCTGATAAACACTACGCCAACCACACAAGGTTGAAGAAGATGGATGATGAGTGTGCCTTGTGCTTGAGAGAGTGGTGGGTACGGAACTGTCCGGAGTTGAAGCAGATGGAGACCTCGGTGAAGTATCAGTTGAATCAGAAGGGGTGGATTAGACACTGCTTTGGGCAGATCATCCATTATCCGACTCGCAAGCTTAACGAAGCGATCAACAGTCATGCACAAAGCCCTGAGGCTTTCATTGTGAGTGGATCAATGATCCAGATTGATCGAGAGTTGAAGCGGCGCCGCTTTGAGAATACGAGGATCATGCTCCAGGTTCATGATTCGCTCTCTCTGAATGTAGGAGGAGCAGTGACCAAGCCGGAGAATATGGTGGAGGTGGCGGAAGAGGTGGTGTTTCCAGTTCTGGGGAGAGCCCATCCGCAGTTGGGTGGGTTCAGGTTTAGATACTCGGCAGAGGTGTCGAGGCTTTGGGATTGGGAAGCCGTTTCGTACGAAAGCTGGAAGGAGAATGCATGCAAAGAACAATCTATGCACTCATAGATCCTAGAACTAAGAAAGTGAGATACGTGGGATGTACGAACGATCTTGACAGGCGCCTTTGGGAGCACTTAAACAACCCACCAAGTAGTCGACCCCAGATCCAGAAATGGCTACTTGAACTGGATGAAGCACAGCTTGCTATAGTTCATGTAGTCTTAGACAAAACGGACAGAGAGGATCATGCAGAGGAACAGCGTTGGATCAAGCATTATCAAGCCTTAGGAGAAGCTGATCTCAATTACTCAATTGGAGGAGGACATCTAGTAACACCAGCCACTAGAGCTAAGCAGTCTGCCTCAGCAGTCGAAGCCTGGAAATACAGAAGACGCCTAGGTCAGACTAACGAGATAGAAAGATCTGCAGCTTTTCGTAAACGGTGCTCGGAAAATATGGTTCGTCAATGGGCAGAAAGAAAGGCGAGAAGTGCCAACACCTTTAGAAAGCATGTATCTGAGAGTGGTAAGAGCTCTGGAGGGAGTACAGTATCAGAGTCGTGATACGCCAGTCTTTAGCAAGGCTCTGGAATGGATTCAGCAGTGGCCAAAGGAGTTGGATACAAGCTTCAGGCGTAAGCTAGTCGAAGCCACTTGCAAGTCCTTTTCGATGAATGAGGCAGAGTTGTGGGTCTGCTTAGATGGTTCGGTAGTCAATGGACACGTAACCCACAAGGCTGCAATCGATCCTCTTAAAGAGGCGGAGGAGAAGTTCCATGACTTACTACCTGAAGGAGGTTGGTTCGAGTGGTATTATAATTACACGTTGGGCTACGAAGCGCCCTTAAGCTATAGCATCTTCAGCGGGATGTGTGCCGTAGGAGCTGCTCTAGGAAGAAGAGTTTACCTGAAGATGGGACACTTCAATATCTATCCCAACTACTGTGTGATCCTGATTGGCCCACCTGGGATGAAGAAGACAACAGCTGGAGATGTGTCTGCTAAGCTGATCAAGGAGATGGTGCTTTGTCCCACTTTAGCTGACCAGGTCACTCCTGAGAGAATGATTACCGTGCTTAAAGGAAGTGGTCATCATTTCATCTATTGCGGTGAACTTGCCGTGTTCTTTGGCAAACAGAAGTATAACGAGGGATTGGTGACGAAGATGCTCAGAATATTGGACTCGCCGAGTGAGTACATAGCGGAGACGCAAACCAGGGAACAGGAGATCCTGCGCGACTTGGCGGTCACTTTCCTTGGGTGCACCACCCCTTCACTGCTGAGCCATTCAATGCCTGAGGAAGTCACCTCGAGTGGGTTTTTGAGTAGGTTTCTACTCGTGGTGGAGAGAGATACGCATAGAGAGTTCCACATCCCCAGAGATCCTTCAGCGGAGATGGAGAGGAAGCTCAAGCTTCAGTTGGAGAGATTGAAGGGGATGGCGGGGGAGATGAGGTTGAGTGAGGAGGCAGATGAGTGGCTCAAAGAGTGGTATCATCAGTTCAAGGTGAAGATGAGGGGGATAAGTGATGAGGCGATGGCGGAGATTCTTGTACGTACACCCACGCACGTTCTTCGTACTGCTATGCTGGTTCATCTTGTACAATGTGATAGCTTTGATATTTGCTGCTCTTGTCTTGGTACTGCGGCGAAGCTAGTGGCCTATACAGAAGACTCTGCGCCACGCGCGGTTCAGATCATGAGGCAACCAACTGGAGCGAATGATCTCGATTATGTCATGGCCACGTTGATGAAGCTGGGTGGGGCGGCGGATCACTCGACGATGATTAGGAGGGTGGCCAATAGGGGGATCAACTCGGCGAAGCTGAAGGATCATATAAAGACGTTAGAGGAGAGTGGGAGGGTGAAGGTGGGGAAGAAGGGTGGGGCGACGTATTATATAGGCACGGAGGAAATCAATGGCTGAAGCTGAAAATTGGCAACCGCTCGCTGATACCCTAGGGTTCAGGAGTGAAGCGGAGATGTTGAAGGAGCTCTACTGCACGCAGGGGTTCTCTCTCATGCAGTTGAAGAGTATCCTGGGGTATAGTGTGTGGGCGATCCGGAGGAGGCTGATCATTCACGGAGTGCCGATGAGGGGGAAGGGGGGACCGAACAATCGAATTGGGAGAAGGAGACTCAAGCATCTAACGGATGAGGAGTTGAAGGGGAGGCCAGCGGTGAGAGTGGCCGAGGAGAGGGGAGTTCACCTCAGTACGGTTTATGCGGAGATCAGGTTGAGAAAGGAGATGAGAGGTCATGAGATTTGCGCCGATCATGCCGATACAAGCGTTTGAGCGCTTTGGGGAGGTGAGCGATTGCTGGATGGCGTTGGTCCAGCATCTACATCGGAAGGAGTACTTCAACTTCTTTCGAAGAAAGGTGGAGAGGGGAGATACGGTTATTCTCGATAATGGAGCCTATGAACAGAGACTGACATCATCTGATCGACTCAACTTCTGGGTAAGGAATCTCAAGCCTTCGGTGATGGTCCTACCTGATGTGCCTGGGGATTTTGTGAAGACCCTGCGCCACTCGTGGGATTATCTTGATAAATATGGGCTGCCGAAGGGGACTGAGGGGATGATGGTGCTTCAGGCAGAGGATAGCAAGCTGAGGCAGTTTGAGGTGGCTTATGAGACGTGTCCGGTGAAGTGGGTAGGCTTCTCTAGACTTACCAAAAGCTACAATCCCTGGATGGTTTGGCCTCAGCAGAGAGATGGATTTGCTACTCATCTCAGACAGGAAGGCATGTGGAGGTCCGAACTCAAGCACCATGCATTGGGGATGCTGAGTGGACTCGTAGAGGAGTTGGCCAACCTGAAGGGGTTCGAAAGCTGCGACTCCAGTGCGCCAATCTGGAGAGGCCTTCTGGGCTACTCAATGACGGACAAATGGCCTAACTATGAGTTTCAGGTCGAGGCGGGACCAGAGGCCAGTAATTGGGAGATGGCGGAGAAGAATTTGAGTGAGGTAATGGAGGCGTGTCATGGCGAAGGTGGAAGTCGGGAGTCAGCTCAAATGGCAAGGTAAGCCGGTGGTGTGTACCTCAATCTACACACTCAACGAAACGATGTATGCCCCTCGGTCATCTCTCCAGATGAGGAGTGACATGCACGAGCCGGTGAATGTGAAGATCGTGGCAGAGGAGTGGGATGAGTTTGAGGAGGGGGATCTGATTACGTTGGAGAGTCAGAGACTCCAGCTCACTGAGATGGGGAAGGGACTTTATTTCGTTTATCCGTATCTGAAGGTTCACAAGGAGAGTTTGAATGGATCAAGCACAGTTGAAAGCAGCAATCGGAAAGCCGCAGATGACCAGGCTGAAGCAAATCGGAGCGGGGATCAAGGTGGGGCAGGTGTTAGGGAGCCGAGTCCTGGTCAAGACGGTGGTGCCGAGGACAGACATGGATCGAGTGGAGGAGGCCGGCTTATTGACCCTGCCGAAGTGGGTGAAGAAGGAAAACACGCCATTGCCGACAACGGGAGTGGTGCTTCTGGTGGGGCCGGATGTGCCATGTCGGACGTGCGGAGAGCTGTCCAGAGAGCACTTGCAGCTAGACGGAAATGACTGGAGCTGTAAGTATAATCCGGCGATCAAGGAAGGTGACATGGTGATGTTTCCCAAATTCAGTGGGAGTGACTTCACTATCGAGAATGAGGATTTGAGGATCCTCGAAGCGGCGGAGGTGATGTGTACGTTGGTGGATACGGAGGAGGCGTTGGCGGAGGTGGTGGCGGAATGAAGAAGATACAAGCTGAGATATTCGAATGGTCAACTCGAAACTTCGGAGAGCTACCAAACAGCCAAATTCCACTACGAATCTCTTCCTTCCTTGGTATGGTTGAAGAGGTTGGAGAACTAGCTCATGCTGTTCTGAAGTGGAGTCAAGGTATTCGTGGTACAGCCGAAGAGCATCAAGCAGAAGTGGAAGACTCCATTGCAGATCTATTAGTGTACACACTGGACTTCTGTGCACGTAACAACATGGACGCAGAAATGCTACTAGCTAACGTCTGGGCGAAAGTCAAACTCCGCGACTGGAAAAAGAATGCGGCAACTGGAGTAGTGGAATGAAGAAGACTCTCTTAGTGGATTTCGATGGTACTCTCTCCGACTATCATGGCTGGAAAGGGCTGACGGAGGTGGGGCCACCACTTCCCAAGGCGCGCAAGGCCATGATTCTCTTAGCGAGGAAGTTTAAGCTCGTCTGCTTCACGACTCGATCAGCTGAGGTGGTAGAACCGTGGCTCAGAGCCCATGGGTTCCCAGAGATGGAGGTCACCAACGTGAAGAAGCCCGCTCATCTGATTGTAGATGACCGGGCTTTGAGATTCAATGGGGAGTGGACGGATGAGCTCTTGCGAGAGATAGAAGACTTCGCGCCACACTGGGAATCTACCCACTCACCGCATTCCTCACCCTCCCATAGCCCTTCGACTTAGGTTGGTTGTGGGTGTTACGGATTCCAGCAGCCTGGGCCACTCCTGGCTTTGCCTTAGTGACGGCATTGCGAGGGGGTGGTCCAGCTGGAGTTCCCATATCAGATGGTCGCTTTCGAACGTTCATTGTGATGCCTCCTTGTCGTAGAAACAAACTGGTGGGGGAGAGGTGGGGGTGGGGGAGTCCCCGTCGTTGATTTGGAGCCACTCGTAGCAGGTAGCTCCGTTGGCCTTGAGTTCGTCGTATTGCTCACCTCCGAAGAGGTAGGCTAGGTAAAGCCAGATTGCTAAGACCCACATAGATTCCTCACTTGCGCGGCTTGAAACCCAGCATCCTGATCCCCGCGTCGGGATCGTTGCTGGCTATTGATTTCCAGAGCTCATGTGCCTCCTCAGCTCCAGGGAAGAGGTCGAGAGGGGAGACCAAGCTCAACAACTCCTGGCGAGCCTCAGCCCCTCTTTCAGAGTGCCAATCCCCCACTGCCGTTGGGAGTCCCAGAGTAGCCTGCAGCATGGGCCCACCACCCCACGCCATCGGCTGCCACCCTACCCAATCCTGAGTGTCGATTCCTACCGCGGCTCCTGCTGCAAACACACTTCCATGGGCAAGAACAAGGCGTGCCAGAGACTTCATTGACGCAGTTCTGTCAGAGGCACTGATAAAGCGACGAGCGTACTCAATGTAGTTGAGTGGCCAGGTTCCGTATTGACCAAACAGGCGTCCGAGCTGCCACATGTACATTCCTGGATTAGCACCCTTACGATAGTTCCATTGAGTGGCGTTGGTGAGTTCGGCGCCGATGCGACGGGAGAAGTCTTCGTACCCTTCTGGACTAACATGAGAGAGTTCTTTCAGATATTGAGCTCGTTTACCCTCGGAGAGGAACCAGAGGCCTGAATGGCGAGAAAAGGCCTCTGGGTTGTCTGAATGCTCCCGCAAAGCATCCAGAGCTTGCTCAGTGTGGCCCCAGAAGCTGACTAGCCTGGAGGAATTGTGGCCCCACTGGATCATTTTCAGAGCTTTGTCGGCGAGGTGCTCTTCCCAGCCCATTTCTGAGCCGCCAGAGAGCATCTCTTGAAGGCCGGCTTTCTCAATGAAAGCTCCATATCTCTGCGCCACTTGCCAAGCATCTCCAGAAGTCCCCTCTCGGGCCACTTCGAAACTCTTCGCCATTCCCCGCCAGATGTAGTTCCCCATGATGGGGAAGCCGGTGATGAAGGTTTGGAGAGCTGCGCGGGCCAGAACTCCAGGGCGAACAGCCAAGGCCCCTGCGTACTGGAGCATAATGTATTTTTGAAGCATGTCTTGAGGCGCAGAGTCAATGGTGGGGATTTGGAGGTTCTCAGGGAGTTTGCCGTTGACCTTTTCAATCCCCTCGTTGATCATGGAGACCCCACTCTCGAGCATGGTTTGGATGGCCCTGGCTGTGTTGTCGGGAGTGCCTCGCATGTGGGCGAGGTAGCGACGGAAGATGGGAGTGAGGTTGCCGAGAGCTGGCTTGCCGTTGATCTTCTCGTCCACTAGCTTCTCTGCATCCTGGAGGAGAGGCTCCACTATCTGGCCATGTTTGGCAGATCGGAGCCAGATGGAAGAAAGGCGGACCAGATTGGTGTCTTTGGGGTCTAGGCGGCCGTTGGTGACGAGTTCAGCAGCAAGGCCCATCTTCTTCCCTTGAGGGTAGACCACTTTGGGGTCATAGTTGGCGGTGCGAAGGGCAGCCATGTCCTTAGTGAGAAAGTCCTTAAGGCCAGGGAACTCGGTGAGGAAGTCTCGCTCGTAATCTTGAATAGCCTTGGTCTCCTCTGGTTTGAAGTGAAGTTCGTTCTCCACAAAGGGACGGTCTTGATCGGCGGCCTGAATCCAACGGAGGAAGTCTGTCTGACGATCCTGATGCTTCATCAAGGTCTCAGATAGGGTGTGGATGAAGGGGCGGATGGCGTTGTTATACTCGATCACTTTGCCGTCGACTTGGCCGAAGAGGGTGCCTAGTTCAGGACGGTCGAAGTCTCTGGCGACGTCTTGAATCCAGTTGCCTATGGGGCGGAACATGGAGCTGAAGAAGTGTGTGCCAGCCTGGATGGGGCGGCGAGGATCAGGCATCACTGAGGTGGGCTCAGAGGTCTTTGGCGGGGTGTTGGTGGGAGCAGGGATCGAGGTGGCGTAGCGAGAGGTGGAGTCTGGGATGTATTGGGTGGGAACTAGCTCGGGGGACTGGAGAGGCTCCTGGTAGAGAGACTCCATGTGATCGATCGCTTGAGCTCGGTCGGCGAAGTAAGTAGTGGAGGGGCCGTCGTGGATGGCGTATTGGCCTTGTTCGATGGAGAGTTGCATCTCTGAAGGGGAGTAGAGTCGTTCGACGTCAGAGAGGGAGCCGGCTCGAGACACCACTGCGCCAAGTTGCCGTTCGAGGGTGCGCTTCTGGAGGGAGTCTTCGGACTCGGCAAGCTTCTGCCTCATTTCATTGGCTACGTCAGTGGTCCACCTTAAGACGGTATCTTTGTCGGTGTCCGCGCGGCCAAAGCTCTCGAGGAGGTCTTGGTTACCAACTCGAACTGCACTGGCTGCGTAGTTGAAGATCTCTTCCGCCTCTGGATGACCGTAGAGGTCCTTGGCAGAGTCGGGGAAGGCGCCGTGGAAGATTTGGTGGACGATGCCGTCGTTGTCGAATTGTTGGCTGATCCAGTTAGTTAAGCCGGTGTAGGAGTACCCTCCGTGGAGCTGTTCGTGGAAGCTGAGCTCTCGAGTGAACTCTCGGTAGGCGATGGTGGGCTTCATCCCTAGGCCACCCGGGATAGTGCCGGCCTGGGCGCCTTGAGGAAGCATCTCCTCTGGGACGTCTCCGTAGAGACGATGAGCTAGTGGAGTGGTTTTGCTTCGAAGGCCTGCTTGGGTGGCCTCCTCTCCACCTGCGTTCCAACTGGTCTCTCCATGGCGGATGAGGTAGATTCCTGGGCTGAGTGGTTGGTCGTTCTCCATGTTCATGCGGCGAAGGGACCACTCTGGAGTAGAAGACTCAGTCAAACCAAGTCCGTCTCCTAAGGAGACTGCAAACTTCGCCTCCTCTCCAGGTACCACTTTTAGCTGTAGGAAGTTTCTAGATTTGACGTATTTAACGACTTCGAAGTTGGTACCTGGTCCAAGTAGAAGCTCACTTTCCGTCTTGCCTCCATAGCCTTTAGTAGGCTTATCATTGGCTAAGATTCTAGTTCCTTCAGGCACGTCAATTTGTATAGTTGTGCCTCTAAAGCGTCTCAGATTACGACCCCATGTTCCACCTGCAAACTCCTTCTCCACAACCTCTTGATCTGCTGACGTAGAAACAAAGCCTTTATCGGTAACACGATCTCCTGGCTTAAGATGGTCTTTCCAGTCTGAAAGCTCATGCACCTTGCGAAAGGTACCTCGATAGACTGTTACTGACTTTGGAGATGGAAACGAGACTTTATTAAAAGCTTCGATCATTTGAGCTGCTTTGGCTTCTTCAGCATCTGTCGGCTCAACACGACTGTCTAGAAAGTTTCTACCTCTTAGAGTTGAGTTGATGTCGCGACTATTGCTACTACCGAAGTAGTCGAGAAGAGGCTGAGCATCTTCGGAACTGAGAGCTTGAGCTCCTTTATCGAAGAGAGGCTGGAAGCGAGCTTGATCTTCGAGACTGAGAGCAGCCTTAGGTTCGCCACGCGGCGAGAGTTTGTACACTGAACCGAGTTCGGCTCGCTCTCGAGTGTACTCACCGACGTCAACGGAGAAGTCGTCTGGCGCTCCATTCTTAATCCAGGCTTCGATAAGCTTGATGGGACTGAGGTGAGTGACCACTCCAACCTTCTGAGTTGGATCAGCCTGCCACTTGTCGATCAGACTCTTAACGTAGGGGAGGACTCTCATCCTCATGTCATTAAAGCTCTCTCCAGGTCTTGTTGAAAGCGGAGACATCCCGCCAATCTGATGATCGGGATAATTATGAGCCAAGTCATCTTTCCAGGCTTGAACTTCGGGAGTTCGAGGGGAGCCTTCGAGTTGACCAGAGGCCCAGCTTTGGAGAGAGGGGGTGGCTCCATCGAAAGAGGTCTGAGGAGATG